TTCAATATAACTTTCACCAATAATATTACTTATCTCTACATTATTTGTAATTTCAAAGTCTAGTCCTTGCTGTTTTAACATATAGATATACTCTTCATGTTTATTATCAGAACTCTCATTAATAAACAATTTAAGTTTATGTCCTTTTAAAGCAGGTGCAACCGTTTCAATATCATCACTGTCTATAGTCACAGTTTTTTTATAATAAAGACCTGTTATATCTAATGGCTTCTCTTGACTATCACTGTACTTAAGTTTAATAAATCTAGTACTTTTTTCATTTTCAACATATGACTCATTAAAATCTTTATCTAATACATAAAATCCTCTAGTAGTAGCATAGTCACCCCAATCTAACCAATAAGGTGTACCTAGGTATGTGATTTTTTCTTTATCACTTTTAATATGATAGTGTCCACTGTATACTTTTTTTAAGTTTCTTTTTTTCTTAAAAAATTCAGGACTTAACATAGAATGCTCATCTATATGACCTTTAGTCATTTCAAAGTTTCTAATCTCAAAGTGGCCAAATACATAATTCATTCCTGTTAACTCATCACTAGTTAAGGTTTCATCTGGTAATATCCAAGGAACAAAATAACATCTTTTATCATTTATAAGAATTTCTTTTCTATCATTTATAACAGTAACATTATCATATAATCTATCAATTACACTTAATATAGTGTACTCTCTACTAGTTTTATGATATATATCATGGTTACCAACAATACAAATAAATGTTATATTTTTTTCTTTAAGTTTATCAAAAAATCTCTTAAGTATTAATTGTAAGTATTCTATATCTATTACAATTCTATTGTCAAATACATCACCTACTTGAATAATAGTGTCACACCCTTCATTTTCCATATAAGGAAACAATTGCTCATCAAAAAATCTCATCTGTGAGTCAAGTGTTTGGTGTGAAAACTTATTTTTACCAAAGTGTAAATCACCTAGTAAAATAATTTTATCTGGGTTGATTATAGTCATATTATACCTCTAAGTCAAATGGGTCATCCGACCAATCATCAATATCAGTCTTAATTAATTCTTCAATGTCTTCTAACTCAGGTTCTTCTTCTTTTTTCTTTTGTTTATAAGTTTTCTTTGTTAGGTTTAAATAATCAAAATGTCCAATTTTACCAATAGCATCATACTCTTCTAGTGAAATATTATATTTTTTAGGGTACTCAATTTTAATTTTTCTTTCACCTTTGTCCCATAAGTACTGTAGCATATCTCTAATAGTTTCAAATCTATTACCGTCAATTTCAAGTTTTCTTAAGTTATAAGATATAACTTCGTTTTCTAACTTTATTCTTTCAATTTGCTCATTTGTTTTTATATCTTCGATATTTCTATAAGCATGCTGTACTAAATCTTCTAGTTCTTGGTATTGTACAGTTTCCTTTATGTAACCATCTTCTCGTTTTCTTTTGTTAATTACTTCAAAGAATGCAGCCTTTGCAATCTGTGTCAAATATGCAAATGGTGATACTGGTTCATTTGTTATTTTTGATATTCTTGTATGGTCAAAATTATGAATGTATTTTAACATTTTATATATTGAATTAGATACATAATCTTCTGTCCAATTTGATGTGTAACCACTAAACTGTGGTCTCTTTTTTAAGTTATTGATAATTAACATACATTGTGTAGCAAACTTTGTTTTGTCGGCGTTAGGGTTAGTTTGTATATTAATTATCTCTTGTAAAAGTTCCTCTTTGTCAAGATAATTAGTTTGTGCCATATATAACCTTTTTGTTTTTATAAATACTATTATAATAAAAATTTACTTAATTTTAGGAACAATAATGGCAAATCAAGCTTTAGATAGTAATATAATTTTTGGAACTGATTTATTTGGGTATGAAACTACATATTCAGTACAAACTGTTAACTTACCAGGTGTATCATTAGGGTACTCTGAAGTACCAAGTAGATATGATGTGCTAAATGGTAAAACAGCAGGTAGAAATCTAGAATACAATCCTTTAACAATTACAATACTATGTGACGAAGATATGGAAATATGGTCAGGTTTAGTTAAAGATGTGCTTTCAATGAAAAATTTAGACTCTCTTTCTGATGGATGGATTATATTACAAGACTCGACTGGTAAAACAAAACAAAAAATAACTTATAGAAATATTTTACCAGTAGCAGTAGGTGACATTCAGTATTCTTCAACAGGTGAAAATACAGAACTTACATTTGATATGGAGTTGGTGTATGATTATTATACAATTGAAGAAATCACATCATTAAATGATGCAGAAAATGTAGCACTAGACATAGAGGTTCCTACAGAAGTGCAAGAACCTGAAGCAGATGAGACAGTGATTTAAAACCACTCATCTACTGTAATTTTCTTTTTATGTGACCAATTAAGAGGTCCAATCATAATATCCAATGCTTGGATAAAAAATCTATCCCACATATCATCTCTATTAATATAGTTTTCAAGACTAACTTTACTTAGAATAGAAGGATTTTGATAACCAAACACTTCAGAGTTAGTAGGATTTGGTAATTTCAAAATACAATATTTCATTTTATCTTTTTCATTAATAAACGAATATTCCTTCTGTAAATCATTTACTAAAATAGACATATTATGTACAGTTGCAGCCCTACTGTTAATAGCAATAGGAGTACACTCGGCAACACCATCTGGACTATCAAAATAAAGCGGGTGATTGTAAAATCTGTAACCTATTTCTTTTGTACTCATATCAGGATATATTGAATTAAAGTCTTTAAACATTTGTTTAGTTTGATATTTAATTCTTTTCATAACATACTCATCTTTAGAGTTTTTAAGACTTGCCTCTTCTTGTAAACTTAAAGCAGGCCATTTTCTGTCACCATCTTTAGTTTTAAAGTCAAACGATACTTTATTAACACCCGTAACTCTACTAACATCTTCTATAGGAGCAGACATAAATTTTTGTTTAACATCACTTGCCCAATCTTGTAATGTAGACTCATCACCATCAAGCAGAATGTCAATACTCTCTTTAAGATACTTTCTACAAAATGTAGTAGTTGAACTTCTAACTAATTCTAAACCCATTACTTTTTTCTTAGGCTCTTTTAACCGAACACCTTCATTATCAAGTACTCTAGCAATATATCTTTTTTTAGCAATGAAAATACCACTATCAGCAATAATCTCTCTATCCATTGCCATAGCATCAGCTTCAAGTACATTTAAAGATTTACCAATCTTATGTGTCATATCATTAACATATGGTTGAATAATTTTTTCACATACATTGTCACAGAAATTAATCTTATCCTCAAAACTCATTTCAACTTTAGACTCTTTTGCTTTAACAAATTCATCAATAGTTAAGTAAAATGAATCAGTATCACCATACACTAAATAAGGATTTTTACTTGGTACCTTTTGCTTTAACATATTATCTACAGCAATTGCCATACTTTTATTAGTAAATCTACCATTACCTGTAATCGCAGCAGCAATCTCATTGTTGAATAATACAAAGTACTTATTACCTAGTGCACCATAAAGTGAGTTAAGTAAGATTTTCTTTGTCATTTGAGCAGTATCCCAAAATGCTTCTAAGTTTTCTTGCTCTTTTATTTCTGCTTCAGTACCACCGTTATTCTTTAAATCTTGTATTTTTTGTGTATGTACAAACATTTGTTTTTTATCAGATTTTCTTTCTGCATACAATTGTTTAATCAACTGTGGAATTAACCCAACTTCATCTCTTTTATAAAAAGAACCATTTATACCAGCAGACACATTATATTTTTCTAATACAGGTGTAACTTTTTCAATTATTTCGTCGACTTTACCAATTAATAAATCTTCATTATCTACAAATACTTTCTGTCTAATTTCCTTTAACTCTTGCGGCAACTCACTTGAATTAATGTATGTTTCAGGTGAAAAATTGTTCCATCTAATAATTGAAGGATATAGAGATGCCCAGTCAAATGATACAATCCAATTGTGTTTTCCTACTTCAGGGTCAGCAACCCAAGCACCTTTAATACCAGCGTCACCACCAGCAAAAGAACCATCATTTGGAAGTATAAATCCTAAAGAATATGCAATGTTTGTAATATATGTACCCCAAGGTTTAACTGTACCAAGAGCATCATCTAAACAAATACCCATTTTATATGCAATCGATTTAACAAGGTTAATTAAGTTCAGTTTCTCGTCAATTTCCTTAATAAGTTGTACATCAATGATACCATATCGGGTAAATTTTATATAAGATAGTTTCTTAAATTCGTTTGTTTTCTCTTCTTTTAACTTTAACAATTGTTCATCTGTAAGTTGACTATAATCCATTTTTTTCCTTTATTCTACAATACCATCCAACATAATCACCGTTTTTAATAGTTGTGTTGTGTCTATAAGTTTTTTCTAATGATGGTGGTAATTTATTATCTTTTAAGTAACTTCTTATTCCACCCTCTATAATATCTATAATTTCATCTTTATTATTATACAAAATTATTACTTTAGAGTTTGGATTATTTTTACCTAAATATCGTTCACTTCTTTGTTTTTTAAACTCATTTGTTCGTTTTATACCTTTATTTGAATTTGATATTTTTTTCTTAGTTTCATTGCTATGATTTTTTCCATAAAAAGGGTTTTTTTCTTTAGATACATCTGCATGATTGATAGACATAAGTTTTTTTGATTCATTTGTATGTTTTTTCCCTAACATACCTATTCTATTTGGATGTTTATCAGGTTCAGTATACTGTCCACCTTTTTGTTTATTATACCCAATTTTTCTATCTCTAGTATTATACTCTTCTATTAAGGTTTTCTCAATTTTACCCGCTTTTTCTTTAGTATCAGTTTCATCTATAAGTTCTATACTAAAATTTTCTCTACCATATTTTCTCATAGCAGTAGATATATGACTAGTTTTTTTGTAATAATGTTGGTTAAATCTATCATTAAGTTCTTGTTTGGTTATACCAAAGTACAATTTTCCATTTTTATGATTTGTTATTTTGTATATTTTAATCATACTGTATACCTTTTTATGTATATTTATAGTATGGTATTATAGATGTGTAATTTGTACTTAGTATGTTTATAATAAACCTCTTCTTTCTAATTCTCTATCTATATCACATATTTCATCATATAAACTATCCATTACTTCGTCATTGCCACTCTTGTTATAATTGTCTATATTTCCGTTCATTAGTTCATCTAAGTTAGAGTATTCTTCATATAATACTTTTTCACTACCTAACTCAACCGACGCAATGTTGTTCAATGAATAACTAGTTTGTGGTGTAAAGATAAACTTCTTGTAAAGCTCCATAAGGTCTAGTAAGTATACACCACCTATAGTTGTGTTATAAACATCACTATTACCAATTTTTTTATATTCACATTTACAATACTGTACAGGTGATAAATCATTAGCATTTAACCCAATATTTTTTGCTCTATTAACTAAATATGGAAAGTCAAACAGTTCCCCATTCCAAGCAGTCATAATAGCAGGATTTTTAGCTTTAATAAGTTTCATAAAATATCTGTACATTTCAATTTCATCAGATACTCTTAAATATGTAGTTTTGTCAGGAAATTCATATTTACTATTATACTCTTTAACTCTAGCTAAATCTTTAGGGTTTTCATGTCCTTCAATATCTTCATATCCAATAACATAATACTTGTCATCAAAAGAATCATAAAGTTGTATAAGTGTAACAGGTGCTTTTGCTTCATTAGGAAATGGAAATCCAAACTCTTGACTAACCTCAATATCTATATACCAAGTTCGCATATCATGGTCATTGTTAACATATTGTTTATCTTTATCAAAATAATATGTGTCTTTTAAATATTGATATTTAGGTGTAGTTTTACCATAGTACTCCATACCCATATCATCCATACTTTTACACCAAGCATTCATACCTTGGACATCGTCAAATTTCTTTTCTTGTAATGTTACAGATTTATCAAGAAAATATCTATATTCACCACTACCTTTAACATAAACACTAGGTTTAAGTTCTATTTTGTTATATTCAGATTTTTTTGTTTCTGTATCAAATAATCTTTCATATACATCTGATTTTACACTAAATATATTCTCATATTGCTTCACATATTTCCTTTGGTACATTGTCTACTACTATCATATCAGCTAAGTCGTTTAATACTATGTTACTAACGCAAGTATTAATGTAATTCTCGTCTACACTTAATCTTTCTTTAAGCATATTAAAAAAAACTTTGTTTAGTTTTATATCTACATAAACATCATTTTCATCATCACCAACATACTGACATTGCTCAAAAACTTCTATATCGTTATCGTAACATTCTTTCATTGCAGAATAAATTATCTTTGTGTCATTGTTCATATTAATTTCTCTTTTTATTTTTTATATTCATATTATACTACCAAAAAGATTAATTATGGACAAGTTCATAACTAACACCTGATTCATTAAACATACTTAATGCTAAATTACAACTATCACTCCAACTATCATCTGGTAAAATAGCAGTATCATATTTTATGTGTTTAATTCCACTTTGTATAATCGCTTTAGCACATTCATGACATACTGGTAACCCAGTTACATAAAGAGTATCACCATTAACATTTGCCCCATTATGAAGTGCATTATATACTGCGTTTGCTTCAGCATGTACTACATATTTGTATTTTGTTGGTCTATCGTTATATCTTTCATCTGAGTCGTCCACACCTCTAGGAAAACCATTGTATCCTTGAGATTTAATTTGCCCCATACTACCTATAATAACAGCACCTATCTTTCTACTAGGGTCCTTTGACCATCTAGCAGTTTCTTTTGCTATATTAAAATATCTTTCATCCCACTTGTCCATTTATAACCTTAAATTAATATTTTTATATCTTTACTTGCTCTTGTTACTGCTACATACATAAGTCTATATATAAATTCAGGTTCCTGAAACTCATAATATTTTTTCATTTCTCTCATATCTATATATGCAGTCTCAAATGTACTTCCTTGTAACTTATGCACTGTACTAGCAAATGCATATTTTATAGTTTGATATTCACTTTTTTCTTGATAATACTTTTGCCATAATATTTTCTTATCATAACCTTTACTTGCTTTGTTTGCACTGTCAGCAATAGATTTTAGATACTTTTCAAACTTTTGTGTACTGATAGGGTCAATAACTTTAAATTTATCACCTTCCTCGTCTACACATTCCCAATACCAACAATATATATTTTCATCTAGTAACTTTTTGGCACTTTCTAACTTAACTATATCATTGTTTGCGTGTATAACAACATCATCTTCTATATGTGGTTCTTGGAATATTACAGTGTCACCTTCTCTTAAATACTCAAATTCAGTTACACCTTGGTCGTTCCAGTACTTTTTTCTTACTGCTCTATTATAAGCATCTACTGTACCATTTGTGTAAGCACCAATTATAGTATCATTTTCATACCAAGGACCATCTTCATTAGAAAAATAATCTTTCATAAAATTATTTCCATCTGGTATAACTTGTATAACATCACATTTATGTTTTTGAACTATATCATTGATTGGTATAAAATCTTGAGTTTCAATTCTATTTCTTATATCTGTAGCAAGTGTTATAATAGGATTGTCTTTTGCTTGTCTTACAATTTCAGTTAACTCATATTGTGATTTCATTTCAAATACTGGGTTAACCTCACCATCAACTGGAGGAAGTTGGAAATAGTCACCTACAAATAATACCACTTTTGCTCTTCTGTATCTAATAGACTGTTCAATATGTGCAAATAATTCAGCACTTACCATAGAACTTTCATCTACAATAAGAACATCACATCTTTTTTTGTTTTTATTAAATTCTTCTGCTATTAACTCTTGTAGTCCATTATCAAAGTTTGGTTTAAGTTTTAAGTTAAGAAAAGAATGTATTGTACTACAGTCAATCTGTATACCTTCATTCTCCATCATATCTTTAGCAACTTTTAATGCTTTATGTGTCGGAGTTGTAAACATAACTTTTCTATTATTTTTTATTAGTTTCTTTATAATTTGTACTGTACTAAATGTCTTTCCTACACCAGCAGCACCAATTAAAGATACAACATTATCCCATTGTCCACCTTGTGATACAATGGTTTCAATATCTTGTATAATATTATTAAAAATATCTTGTTGATGTTCTGTTAACACTTCTTTCCTTTATGATTGAGCATCTATATACTCTTGTTCCTTTTGTAAGTCCTCTTCTCTATATCTGTCAAGTACTACATCAACACCTTCGATAATAGCAATCTCTGTAACTTTATATACATCAATTTTATTGTCTACATTCCAAGGTGAGTTGTTTAGTAATTT